GGCGCGGACGTAGTCAGCGAAACGCCCCCCCAGTTGAGGAAGGAACGGCTCAAATGGCTCCCGTGGATTGTTGGCGAATTTCACGCCGGCCGCGGTCACACCCTCCAACCGGAATTTCTCCACAGGTGCAACAACGTCTGGGCACAACGCGTAAAATGCGCAGCGCTGGCGCAGTCCGTTGACTGAATTGTTGATGAACACTGTGAGCCCATTGCCCGACGCGTTCGTGCCATCAACCTCTGCCACATCGCCCTTGTAAAGGGCGTAGTGGCGCGCAGTCTCCTCTGCAATCACCCACATGACATTGACCTCTGATTGGGTGTAATTGCCATATGTGATCACAATCTCCATCCACATGCTAAAGAGTGTCATGATCTCCTGGTAGGACTCGGACATGTCAAAGTGTTGCCAATCACCTTCCACCACCTCCGTGGGGTTGTAACAGGCCATCCACTCATACAGCTCATCCCACTCCTTGCCGTAGGCGTTGATGCCCACGGCGCTCTCTGTCTGGAGCTGGCACATAAAGTACAAGCGCATCACGGGGAGGAAGAGCTTGCGGGTGAGGTAGACCATGGCAAAGGGCGCTCCTTCAAAGACACGCACCTTCTCCTTCCCAATTTTAACGGCCTCATCCTTGTGGGAGCACTTGAACACGAAGTTGACACGCTCCAGCTTCTCCATGCGGGCCCACACATTGGCCAGCTCACATCGCTGCTCGAGCGTAGGCTCGATGGCATCAGGACTCTCCTCGGTAGGTGAAGCTTGCACCAATGGCTTCTTGCCCCCCTTCAACGGGAACCCAGCCGACGTGCTCAAATTCAAACGCTTCACACCAGTGCTCCCAGGAATGCCGGAACATGCCTCACGAGCATTCAAGGGTGTCAAGAATCTCTCCAACTCACCAGAGAGCATGACTGTGACAAACTCCTGCTGCATGTCAGCCTTCGCAATCTTTAAAATGTCCGGTGCAAGCTGCGAAAGGCCTTCCATCTCACGCAATTTGCGCACCTCCACTGTGGCCTTCCCAATGTTGCGCGGTGCCTCGTGACTGCGCTCCATGCCACACTGCTCACGCACCAGGTCAGAGATCGGGCTCGGTGCCAGATTGGACTTAGGTCGGACTTGAGCGTAGTTGGCCAGAGTGCCCATGGGGAGTAAAGGCGCCCCCTCTGGCGCCTCACGGAGCACAGAACGCTCCGACAATGGGCTGATTGCTGCGAAGCACTCCATACCCTCAGGCACATACACAGAAGTTGAGTTCTGCGATATTATGGGCGCACTCACGAGGCCCGTGAGGCGTAGCTGCTCCAAAGCCATTTTCACCCCGGCCTTGGTCGCCAAGCAGGCCACACCATACGGCCCATTCCCCATGCTATGCAGGCCAAGCACACGTGCGTACCTATCTGCTGACACAATCAGGGCCCCGCAGAGGCCCATAAAGGTAGGTGTGTCCCGCACATACTCGAGAGCTGGGTACTGCCAACCATATTGGGAGCTAACAGCCATGATGGTATTCGCGTAATATCGCGTCACAACAGGCTCACACGTCTCAAAATCACGTGTGTACTCCTCAACTGGCAAACGTCCGGTGAACGGCTCATCAACCAGAAACCGCGTGAGATCCTGCATTGTGCCCCCTGCATTCACCTGCACCAACATCATGTCTCCCTCCATTCTGACGGTGCTACACGCTCCAATCTTCACGGTGAAGACG